AGCCAATACTATCACCCTTGCTAGTGGCGCAAATGCTACCGACGACTATTACAACGGTATGCAAATCTCAATAACTAGCGGAACTGGTAATAATCACAAAGGTTTGATTGTCGATTACGTCGGAAGTACAAAAGTCTGTTCTATAAAACCGATAACGGCGACATTCGTGCCGGGTGCTAGTTCTGGTTATTCCATCGCTGCAAACGTTGGTTATGTTCCTGTAAGTTCTAGTTTTGGATCAGTAGCAATTCAATATAACAACGACGGAATCGAGCACAAAATTCTTGGTGCAAGAGGTTCCTATTCATTGTCTCTAGCAGTGGGTGAAATGCCTACGATTACTTTTGACCTTACCGGTTTATATACGGAACCTACGGACACCTCGGCTGATACAGCGTCGTATTCGGCACAGGCCACACCCGTTCTCTTTAAACAGGGAAATACAGTTGCTTCGAGTTTTTGTGGCTTCGATGCTGCAGCTATTCAGAGCTTCTCAGTTGACATGGCGAACGAGGTAACAGCTAGAGAATTAGTTGGAACTGACAAGTCAGTTATTCTGACAAACCGTCAACCTACTGGAGAGGCTATTATTGAAACTCCTACAATCGCGGCTAAAAACTTCTTTAGTCAAGCCACGTCTGACACTACAGGCCTTGTATCCCTACAACACGGAACTACAGCCGGAAACATTGTTTCGGTTCTTTGTCCAACTGTGGATATTACAAACCCTAGTTACTCTGAATCTGACGGAATCAGCATGTTAAACATCCCATTTACTCCTGTTCCTAGTGCTGGTAACGATGAAATGAAACTAACATTCAGCTAATAGCTTGTTCTTTTGTTAAAAGTTCCTTAGTCTACGTAGGAATAAATATTATTTTATGAGCTTTGTTTTAAAGCAAAAGGCTACTTTTACATGGCCTGTAACGATCGTACTTCCCATTGATGGCGGGCATAAAGAGAAATCTACTTTTGATTGTGAATTTAAAAGATTACCTCAATCAAGAATTAATGAGATTATTAAAGTTGCTCGTTTAATGGAAGTTGATGCTATAGATGAAGAAGAACGATTAGAAGATCAAGGCGCAGCTAAAGAAATCTTATGTGGATGGTCTGGAGTAGTAGACGATAAAGGGACAGATATAAAATTTAGTGAGGCAAAGTTAAACGAATTGCTCGAAATCCCAACGGTGGCTTCACAAATTGTCAAAGCATGGTTCCAAAGTCTAGAGGTTAGCAAGAGAAAAAACTAACAGGGGCCGTCGATTATCTCTTTAATCATGGGGGCGGCCATAACGACGATATTTTGAAAGACGCGGAAGTCTTAGGAATTGAATTACCTGATGATTTATTAAAAGAAAGGAATTACGAAGTTTGGAAAGAGCATGAAAATGTAGTTTTAACTTTTCTTCGAGTTCAAACGCAATGGAGAACGGGACCAAATGGCTATATAGGTTTAGACTATGGAGTAGTGTTCCAAGTTTGCAAACTCTATAAAATAAAAGACATGAAAACTCTTTTTGAAGATTTGCAGATTATGGAGATGAGAGCTTTGGAATTAATCGCCAAAGAACAAAAGAAAGCAAACCAAAAAGCAGAAATGCAAAATCGGAGGTCACGCTAAATGGCTTTAAATATTGAAAGTGCTCTTCGTTTAGTTGCAAAGGTTAAAGGTGTTGGAGATGTAAAGAAATTAGAAAAGGCATTCGTAGGCGTAGAGAAAGCAGCGCAAGGGGCGGCAAAGGGTTTTAAGTCTGTTGTTAGCTCAAAAGCTTTTCAAGGAATGGCCGTCGCGGCTACGGGTGTAGCCACTGCAATAGCTCTTAGCGCAAAAGCGGCAATTGATTTTGAGGAGAAGATGGCAGGTGTAACGAAAGTAATGGGGGATATGGACGCAAAGGGAATTAAAGATTTAAGAAAAGAAATATTAGATCTAGGTCAAGAGCTGCCAATTGCGATTAATGGTCTTGCTGATATTTATGAAGCGGCAGGACAAGCGGGTAAGGCTAGGGATGAAATGCGAGCTTTTGCCTTAGATGTTGGTCGGGTTTCCACTGCGTTTGATTTGACAGCGGCTGAAGCAGGAAAAGCAATGGTAAGTATGCAAAATGCATTAGGTATTACACAAGATGAAGTAAGAGATTTATTTGATGCAATTAACCATTTAGGAGACAACACCGGTGCAGCAGCAGCAGAGTTGACCGATTTCATGAAGCGAACGGCGGCAATGGGTGATGTAGCTGGTTTTGCTGCAAAGGATGTAGCGGTTCTAGGTGCAACAATGATTGAAGCAGGTACAGAAACAACAATTGCGGCAACATCATTTAGACGACTTGTCAGTGCATTAACAAAAGGAGCAAGCGCAACAGATAGGCAACTATCAGCGTTAAGGAAACTTGGCTTTGCTCAAATCGATGCGAAGTTTAACGAACAGCAATTAACTTCAGAAGTTGAAAGACAAGCTGATAGAAGAATTGAAATCGCAAGGAATGAAACTGACCAAGTATTAAAAGAAGTAAGGAGAAGATATAGAGATCAAATGACAATCATTGGTGATCAAATCGACGATGAAACAGACGAAACAATTAAAAAACTAAGAAGACAAGCACAAAAGAGAATTAAAATTTTACGTGATCGAATGAGAGATGAGAAAGGAGTTAATAAAGACGCGATCCAAAAACAAATAGAACAAATACAAGATCAAACAGATAGAGAAATTACGTTAGCTAATAGGGCGGCTAGAGATAAATTAAGAGCGCAAACGGATATGATGGATGATCGAGAAGAAGTTGAATTAAATGGTTTACGAAAAAAATTCCAAAAAGAAGAAGCATTAATTAATGCTCAAAGAGAAAAAGAATTAGCAAGCGCAAAAGAGGCAGCGGAACAAATGGCAAGTGCAGCGGCTACAGGTTTAGCGGATCGGGTGCAGGTTGATGCGATGGGCGAATTATTAGCAATATTTGAAAGTCTTTCTGCATTACCAAAATCAGAAATGATTAGCACATTAACAGATTTATTAGACGAGCAAGGAGCTAAAGGAATGATTAGTGTTGTTAATAATTTAGATAAATTTAGAGAAAACTTAGAACTAGTTGGAGAGAAAGGAAACTATACAAATTCTGTTTTAAATGAGTTTGAGAAGAGGATGGGAACGACGGCGGCACAATTGCAACTAACAAAGAATGCCACTGATGCATTAGGTATTACTTTCGGTGGGCCTTTCTCTGATGCAATAGGAAGAATTACAAAAGAATTAACACCCTTTTTGGAGTTTGTAGCCACTATGCTTGAAACGTTCCCCGGCTTAACTTTTGCTCTTGCTGGTCTTGCAACTGCATTTGTTGGTTTAACTGTTGCTTTGCCTATTCTTGGAGGTATTAAATTTGGTCTAGGAGCTTTAGGACTTACTTTTGGTGCTGCAATATCTATAGGGGCCGTATGGGCTTTAAAGATTGGCTTGGCAATTGCTGCTGTTGCTTTGGCTGTAAAAGGACTTATGAATTTATGGAAGAGGTTAAAAGAAACATGGAAATGGGTAACTGATTCTATTGCAAAAATAACGAAAGAAAATTTGCTCGCTGTTTGGAAAGGTATTGAAATAGGTTTTGATGTTTTAACCCTTGGAATGTATTCAAAAATCAAAAAGTTTATTAACTGGGGAATGGAGCAAATAGGAAAAATAAACAGAGCACTAGGAAGATCAAGGAAAAAGCAATCATCAAGTAGCTCTAGTCAAAGCGGAACAGTTCAGGCCTACGCTGACGGGGGTTACGTTTCAAGGCCCACTAGGGCACTCATCGGAGAGGCTGGAAGTGAATACGTTTTGCCTAGCAATAAAATTTCTGGGTTTATCAGTAATTACCAAGCGGGTTTAAGAGGCCAAGCGGCTATCCCGTCAACTGGAGGCGGTGGAATGTCTAGCCCGAACGTAAATATAAAAACAGGGCCAGTTATGCAAATGAGCAACGGGCAACAATATGTAACGGTGCAAGATTTAGAAGCGGCTTTAAATAGTTATTCTGCATCCGTTTTCAGTAATTCAAGAACGGCGGGAACTAGAAGGTTCATGGGGGTTAGCTAAATGTCAAACAGAGCTCAGGCGCAGTATCTTCGCCTATATACGACGAGTGGAACCGATAAGCAACTTTGGCAGTCTTATTATGTTAATTCAACTATTTCTTCAGGTGGAAAAAGTTACTCTTATTTTCCGTTTACTGCTGATGGTTTGATGTCATCTAGCGCGAGTGGAGCAAATAGAGTTAGTGTCACTTGTCCCGCGACTACAACCGCTATTTCTGCTTTGACGGAGGCATTAAATAATCAGTACTTATGCGAATTAAAAGTTTATGAATTTGATTCACGATTATCTAATGTTGCTCCTAATTCTAATCAATCTTTGATCGTTAATTTCTTAGGAGTTATCACCGAAATAAGCGGATCATTTGAAACTTTACGTGTACGCATAGGTTCCAGTATTAGCCCTGTGGGGGCATCATGCCCGCCGCGCAAATTCACAACTGACTTAATAGGTAATCCAATACGATTATGAATATACAAGTATCTGATCCTCTTTCATTGTTGCCTTATCAATCAGGCTTAACAGGTGATGAATTAACAGAAGAGGCAGCAAAAGGGAATACATCATTAGACGAAAGACAACGGGCTATTCAAATTGGTGAGCCTGTCCCTATTGTTTTTGGCAGGCGGGTAACAGTAGGCAGTGATCAAATAGGGGGGGTATTTGTAGCACCGGGTGCAACCAGTGGAAGGTTTGTTAATGACTCAACTACAAATGCTTTAACCGTTAATTTGCAATTAATTCTTAGTCAAGGCGAGATAGGAGATATAAAAGAAAATCAACTTTATCAATGGGCTTGCAGGGTTGGAACATGGAAAAGAGCGTATAACCAAAGGGCTAGTAATTGGACACCAGCAACGACAATCACCAATGTTGCAAATAAAACGACGTGGGACAATATCCCCAGTTATCCGGGTACTGATGCTGTATTTACTGATCTAACGGCTCTCAGCTATACAAACACTTTCGCCGATGGAGACCGCACATACGACCGTCAAATTTATGTTTTTGTTGAAAATGGTTTAAAGGTTACGCGCTTATTAGATAGTCAATTAGGCAGTAGTAATAATTTTATTGATTTAGCTATTTATTTAATCAAACAATCGAAGCGGCTTCCTGATGACATGATCGATACAACGTCAATGACGGCGGCGGCAAACTTCTTAAATACAAATAATTTCTTGTGTAATGGTGTTGTTTCTCAATCGCAGAATTTAGAAGATTTTCTCACTCAAACAGGTAATCAATTTTTACTTCGTTTATCTGAAAAAGATGGAAAAAAATGCTTTAAACCTCGGTTGCCTGTTAATGCTGACCATACTATTAATTCAACTAATGCTATTAGTCCGGTTTTTGGATTTTCTGAAGACCATATATTAGACGGTAGTTTTGAAATTGAATATATCCCGATCACTGAACGGCAAGATGCAAAAGCCTTAGTGATGTGGAAACAGCAAAATGATAACGACCTGCCAATTATTAGGACATCTGAGGTGCAACAAACTGGGGTAAGTAATCCCGTTATTATTCAATATGATTTATCGCAATGGTGTTGCTCAGAATCTCACGCCGTAAAGTTTGGGGCGTTCATGATAGCGAAGCGTAAATATATAACGCATACTCTCAGGATTTCTGTAAGGCCATCAACTTTTAATAGCACCCTTGCATTAGGCGATATTGTCAGAGTCAAGCTAAGACGTGAAACGAATAGTGGAACAGTGGATTATCACGATTATTTATATGAAGTAGAGCGCATACAAAAAGCAACAACGGGGGTGATTGAATTAGACCTTGTACATTTCCCAGTCGATGCAAATAAAAAGTCTATTGTTGCTCAAGCGGTGGTAGCAGCTACCCCGGTCGGGACTGTTATTTCAAGCTCAAGAACAGATGTTACTTGTCATACAAATTCTGGGACTTCAAATATTGCAGATGACGGTGTGACTTGGCCCTCCCTTGGTGGGACTGGTTGGGATATGCCTAGCTTTAATGAGGACTTCCCCTTTGAGGAAGATTTAGATAATGCTGATGATCCTTTTGATTCTGATTTCGCAACAGGTATTACTGATGATCGAACCAATAGCGACCCATTAAAACCTGGTGATACATTAACGGGAACGGGTGGAGCTTGTGCCAATGGTCGTATCTGTTGGTATCGCAGAAACAAAGTAAATAGTAATACACCTTCTCCTACATGGGGCGTTAAGACTTTGATTAGTTGTAGCGCGTCAAGTAATGGGACTGGATCGATGGAATTAACAACGGATGATATTGATCACTGGATTATTGCTGAAAGTTCTTGTCCTGATCCCGGTTCAGATGATGGATATGGAACACCAACACCTATAGGAGAAGTTGGACCGATTGAGCCAGATATTAGCTCATACACTTACGCGAGGTGGACGGGAACAAAAACTAAATTTATTAAGGGGGGTAAACATTTTAGTACTGTTAATAACCAAGGCGAACCACAGTTCGGAAATGTAGAGCCAGAAGTTGAGATAACAAACATAACGACTTCTTGGAGAACTTTTAATAATTATCTGACAATTGCAGGGGGGCAAACTAGCCGAGGTGGTTGGGAGTGTGCAGGAACAATTTCAGCAGGAGTTTTAGACCTTGGTGGTAATTATTATGGGGCTAATTACAATGAATCTTCAAAGCAATACTGGCCCGAACCCGGCCCTATACCTTGGAGGGCAAACGTTAGGATGACAGATGGTGGAAGTGGATACACTCTTTATGGCTTAGGTGGTTTATATGTTGACGTACCCACAACTGGGTATGCTGCTTTTCAGGGTTGCTTATATGCAACACAACCCTTCTTATGGGCTGGTAGTAATACGTTTGGGTCCTATTGGGCAATAGAAGGTAAGTGGGAGTTTACTAATGATATTAATGCTACATCGGGTGTTAGCTGGGAGGGTAGGCGATCAGATGATGACGGTTTTAACCCTAATCAACATGGGAACCCCGGTTTTTAATCATGGCAGCTAATTTCCCATCACTAACGCCAAGTAGCAGAATTTACACCCCCGGTTCTGTGGCCTCTAGTAATCTCGGCCATTTATCTGGGGAACAAACAGCGGTTAGACATTCAAGCGTTTCTTATGGGCATCGTTTAAGAATGACTTTTGTCTCTGTTACAAGGGCGCAACAACAAAGCTTAGTTTCTCACTATGCATTTCATGGTTCTTTCGAGCCTTTTGATTTGGCAACTGAAACGCTTGTTGCAACAAACTTAACTTTCCCGACTGGTTATAAATGGCGATATTCTGAAAGTCCTGAGATAGAAGAAGTAAACGGGCAAATTAATATGTCTGTCAGTCTTGAATTATTGCCACCTTATACGATTTAAAAAATGAACGATTACCCCGACTCAAGGTATCCAAACTCGATAAGTTATAACGCGGGCGGCTTGAATGTTAGCCAGTCTCAAACGTTATCAAGTGGGCCTATACGCTTTAGGCGTTCTAATGTTTTGACCGGGCATACAATAACTTTTAGATATTTAGATTTAACACAAACAGAAGTATCAGAATTAAGGCAGCACTATTTAGACGCAGCGGGAACACATAGCAAGTTTAAAATTCCTACCACTGTTTTTGGCGGTGCAAACGTAACGCAAAGTACAAGTTTTTATCGATACGCCTCAACACCAAATGAAAACCAAAAAGGTGTGTTCCATGATATAGAAATTGAAGTCGTCGTATTGTCAGGGGTAGACCTTACCTACAATTTAAGCGGCGGTGGGGGTGCTAATACAACGGCTGAAACAGTTGATGATTCCTTTTTTGCTAATGGGACCTCGCCGTTTTATTTATTTTGTAAGGACGCTGCAGGACATTCAAGTTCTGACCTAGAATATCTTTTAAAAGGTGGTAACGCTAAAGGAGTATGAGCACAACAGTAAAGGTACAAATTCAACAACGAATTGATACCGCCTCGGCATGGACAACAGCAAACCCAACGTTATTAGCTGGAGAAGTTGGATGGGAAAGCGATACTAAAAAATATAAGATTGGGGATGGTTCAACGGCGTGGGCTTCGCTGTCGTATGCCCCCGGCTCTGGAGGATATACAGCAGGTACAGGCGTTTCTATTAGCGCGTCAAATGTAATAACAGCAAGCGCAGTAGCTTTAACAACTGTTCAAACAGCAGCTAATCAAACGGCTCATTTAGCGTTAACAACGCAAGAGGGTGATGTTGTTGTCAGGTCAGACGAAAACAAATCTTACGTTCGTAATAGTGGAACGGCTGGCAGTATGGCAGATTTTACCCTGCTTGCTACGCCTACAGATGCGGTTCTTTCTGTTAATGGAAATACTGGGGCTATAACGGCTGATCAACTCGCGGCTGCAATAGAAAGCGCAACAGATTCTAATAAATTTACAGATGCGGATCATACGAAACTAAACGGTATAGAAACTGCAGCTAGCGCTGATCAAACAGCGGCTGAAATTGTTGCTCTTGTAGCTGATCAAACTATTGCTCCTTCAACTATTGATATGGAGGACAGTGAAAAGATCAAGTTAGGGACTGGAGATGATTTAGAAATATATGCTTCAGGCAGTTTGTCAATGATTGATAATACTGAGGGTAATTTACATATAAGAAACCAAGCAACTAGTGGTCAAATAAAAATACAACCCAAGAGTGGTGAAGATGGTATTAATGTAATTCAAGATGGAGCCGTAGAAGCCTTTTTCAACAACAGTAAGAAGGCAGAAACGGCTAGTTGGGGACTAAATATTCTAGGTAATTGTGGAGTAGGAGATAGCAGTAAATTCCAATGTGGTGATTCTCAAGATCTCACCCTTTACCATAATGGATCAGATAATTTTATTGATACGTATTGGAATTTAACTATTAGAAAAGATAATGGTGCAGAAACATTAGCTAAATTTACTAATAACGGAGCCGTAGATTTATTTTATGACGGCGGCACTGATCCTAAATTAACAACGACGAGTTCAGGCGTTACGGTAACTGGAAGAGTTCGAGATACAAAAGGATATGATTTAAGATCTATACCTAAAAATTCTATAAGTGCCAATTACACTCTTGTATGGGCTGATGCAGGAAAACATCTCTACTGTACTAATAGTCCAACAATAACAATCCCATCAGGTACATTTAGTGAGGGTGATGCCATAACAATTATAAATGCAAGTACCTCTGATATGACAATTGCAAGAGCCGCTAACGTTAATCTATATATGCCTGATGGAACTGATGCAAACTGTACTGTCGGTAAATACGGGATGGTTACGATTTTACACGTAAATGGTGTTACTGACGTTTTTTGGATTAGTGGCTCACCATTGTCTCAATAATGTATTTATTTAACACACACGGAGTTCATTAAATGCCTATTCAACAAATGCTTTTAGGTGTAGGCCCGGCGGCGTCAGGAGCTGGTCAACAGCTCTTTTCAACTGCTGGCAGTCATACCTGGGTTTGTCCTGCAGGTGTAACAAGTATCTCTGTTATCTGTGTTGGTGGTGGTGGAGGTGGCGCACTTGCTAGCTATGGTGGAGGCGGCGCGGGGGGTGGCTTGGCCTATAGAAATAATGTAAGTGTTACGGCTGGTACGAGTTATACAATTACCGTTGGCTCGGCTGGTCAAATTCCAAGTAGCGCAGGTGATGGAACAGACGGCGGTAATTCAACGGCGTTTAGTTGTACTGCTAATGGAGGTGGTAAAGGAATATATAAAAGTAGTAGTGGAGGCAGTTGGACAACTAAAGGAGCTGGTGGCACATATTCAGGTACTACATCAGGCGGTGGTTATGGCGGCGATGGTGGAAGGGGTTTGTATGGTTGCGGCGGGGGCGGCGGCGCAGGTGGCTATTCAGGTACGTCAACTTCTAGCAAAGCAGGCGGTGATAGTCCAAGTACTACAGGAAGCGCAAACGGTACAAGTGGCGGGACAGGCACAGGCGAGGGTGGTGGCGGTGGTGGCGGCGGTGGTTATAGCAATTCTTCATCATCTCAAGCATATGCTGGCGCATCAGGTGGAGGTGTAGGCGTTCTAGGTTCAGGTTCAGATGGAGCTGGTGGCAACCCCGGAAATTCTGGCGCGGGGGCAATTGCTGGTACAGGTGGTTCAGGTGGTAACGATGGCTATTACAACGCTGGAGCATCAGGAGGAACTAAACACAATACTAATAATGCTGGTTGGGGCGGTGATTATGGCGGTGGAAGTTCTTGCGGTAGTGCCCATGGTTGGTGGAGTAATTACGGATCTAAAGGGGCTGTAAGAATTATCTGGCCTGGTGATGAAAGATCATTTCCCTCTACAAGAACGACAGACGAATGAATTATTATATCCAAGTTGACTCAGCAAATGCTTTTATAGGGCATCCCATAGAAGCTAATAACTTAAAACAAGCTTTTCCTGACCATGATTTTATAAGTGGTCCTCCTACTGGTTATTTAGAATTTGAAAGAGTAGAAGAACCTGAATTAAAACCTTATGAAAAATTTGATAATTCAAAAGGCTTAGAAACTTCAGATGGCTTCTCACACAATGGATTAGAGTACAAGTTAATTGATGGAAAATACAAAGATGTTTGGAATATAATTAATATTACTGATGAAGAGAAACAAGCAAAACAAGATAGAGCAAAGGAGTTTTTTGCTAATGGTCCTTATAAAAATTGTTCCTCTTGGGTATGGGATGAAGAGCAATGTGCGGTAGTTGCACCCGTTCCTTATCCAGATGTAGCAATAGGAAACTTTGACCAATATGAATGGAATGAAGAAACCTTGAATTGGGATAAGATATAAGAAAGTAATTAATTAATCATGGCTATTACGTCTACGTGGGAAGTAAACACACTTGAAAGATCTTTATCGGATGGCTTTGTTAATAAAGTGATCTATAGGGTCAAGGGGCTTGATGATGGAACAGAAAAAGCAAGAGCTACAGGCGAGGTGAATTTCACTAAACCTTCAAGCTTACCAAGTGATTTCAAGGCTTATGACGGTTTATCAGAATCTGATTGCTTGACATGGGTGAAAGATACTTTAGGAACTACAGAAGTTACAGCAATTGAAACTAGCCTTACAAATAAAATTAATGTATTGAATACACCAGTTACAGGAACGGGTAAACCTTGGTCTTAGGTTGCTAAGCATAAGTAGGTCTATTAGAGTATGACTGCAAGGCTTGCTTTTTAATGGTAAGAAAAATTTTAGATAGCATTAGCGTTGCATCTTTCGCTATGTCTTTAACCATGATTTTGGGTGGTGGTTATTTATATGTAAAGCGTGTTGAATTTATGAATCAAATGATTGCTAGTTTGCAAGATCAAATGATCGATGTTATCCAATATCAAATTAAACAACAAATAAAGATCCCTAGCAATACAGGTAATGTCCTCCCCTTCTAAAGAGTTCCCTTATCTCACACTTTTGCTATCGGCTGGTCTGATCGGTAGCAATTTTTTCTCGTTAAATCTTTTAAGTAAGTCAAATAGTGGTATTCCTGATTTAAGCCGCCTAGCTACATCTAGAGATAGTGCA